CATATTTTTAATTGGCATAGCTACTGATGTATTCTCGCTAACTTTCATCTTGGTTCTTCTCCTCCACAAATATAACCTATAACTTTTTTATCTTGGTACTTGTAATAGTAATGATTCGATAGAAAGGTTTTCTTCTTCTTCTCATGTACTGCTACATTAGTATTAAACCAAGAGCTACAACTTGTAAATATCTCAAATGTATCTAGCTTGATGTCGCCACCAAAAGTTAAGTACATTAAGGTAATCATTATGGGTTTCATATATTATTTAGCTTTTTGAAATAAGGTTTGAAATACTTTATTGCCTACTGTGTGTATAGGGTCTAAATTAATATCTTTAGAACACCCTGTAAACAATATGATGATTAATAAACTAACGACCTTGAGCATTATATTTTTTCCAATTACGTCTTTTATGCTTATTCATAGATGACGTTTTAGGTCGTCTACCCAAGCTAGTACTTTTTGCTATTCTTTCGTGTGGTTGTTTTTCTAGATTTAATTTTCTTTTTGCCATACTTGCCTGTTTGTTGAGATAATAAACTTATCTTTTTATTGTATTGTTGTGTGAAAGCATTTTTAATTGTCATTTGCCACTAAAGTTTTTAATCTCACTAGCTTTAATACCATAGATAGCAGCAACAACTGACACCCAAAGTCCAACCAACCACCAAGGCATTGATTGTAGTTTCTCAAAGAACAGATCCATCTTTCTTTCTATCTCTGGATCATCTGTAAATACAGAGTAAGCTAACATGAAGATGGGAGTTGATAATACAATCAGAACGAACTCATCTTTCCAGTCTCCCTTCTGATGCTCGAATACTTTACCTGAAAATTCTATCTCCCCCCGTCTCATCTTCTCTGCGTGAAGTAGTTTAGCTCCTGATAGAGCTTCTTTTGTTTTTTGTTTATCTTGATAGAGTTTGGCAGCTGTCTTGACTCCCATGCCTAATAAATTTAACCACATTATTCTACTACCTTACCATCTTTCCACTTCATATCTGGTAATCCATTCTCATAGGTCTTACCATCATAAGTTAATATTTGTTTTCTGTTATTACCTTTTTCATTATAACTACAATGAATCCAACCTGCAGCTGGATCATCTTTCTTATAGTATTCAAGGATGAGTTGGTCAAAGTCGCAGTTATTAGAAATCCAATAAGCTACTTTTACATTGGGTACTCCAGGTATTTCAAAGTCTGCCGCTTGTCCCTTTGCGTGTTGGCTTGTTTTTTTACTACCAATGGCTTCGCAAAGTTCTTCACTTCTATAACCTGAGCTTATTCTAACTGGCTTGTCAAATTTGTTTCTTATAGGTTCTAAAACACAGTAGCATAAATCTTCTAAATTTTTTATATCACCTGCTCCTGGGGTATTATCAATACCTTTACGTTGAGCCGTCATAGACTTGGTAAACTCTTCTAATGTAAAATGCTTCGATAGTTTCATTTGTTGTAATATATTTTGACCTTTAATTTTTTTTGTTCAGATGTCAAGGGTCTATTTATTAGTGTTCCTGCTCTTCTTTTGTACATATCTTTGGGGGTATATTCTGATTTTCTGTAATTTGCACTCTTCACATCATAGGCTTGATACTCACCTGTGGTTATATCTAGGACTACCATGTCGATTGGTCCTTTACCCATAGCAGGTACGAATACAATCTTGTTGGGGTCTTTGGCAAATTCAGCTTGAGCAATGAGTTCATTATATAATCCAACAGAAGCTGTCTGTCTGCGTCTAGCCATTTAGTTTAAAGAAACCTATGACAGCTCCTAAAAGTCCACCTATTATAATTACAAAACTAATAACACCTTTACCTTTATTCATATCAGAGTGTAGGTTCTTAATATCTAAACGCAGTTCATCTATAGCTTTGAATAAAGTTTTCATACGTTCTGCACACACCTTCTCATGGTATGAGATACGAATACTATTATTTTTTTCTGCGTATTCTTTAATTTTTTTTACACTTGCAGATGATTTTTTTAATTTTGTTTTTGACATAGTTTTTTACTGTTTCCCAAAATTTTGTTATTTCTTCTAAAAAGATTCCTATCATTTTATCCATATATACTCCTATGATTCCTCTGTTTGTACGCATTGAAAATTAACAACCATTTTATTTTCATTAACTATACTACTATCTATACTATTTATTATTTTAATAGAACGTAGATAACCTGCACTAGCACATTCTGACCAAGAATTAAATACAAAACTATCGTTCATTGCGGGTAAGCAATCCATGTGTACAGCAGAACATACCTTTAATATTAACATAAACTTCATGTTAATTTATTAACAGATATGAATTATTATTTATATAAATTATTCAGGTTTTGTTGGATAGACAACAGCATTAATATCAGCAACTGTACTTAAACCATTCGTAAGATCACGAAGGTTTTGTCTGTACGTTGTCATATCAGCACTCATTGTAACATCTGACAAAGCATTAAAATCAGTAGCTGCTAACAAAGCATTTCTTCTTTGTCTTAGGTCTGCCATTGCTCTATCAAAAGCACCAGATTCCCAAGCTGCTTCTTCTGCGTCTCTAGCTGCTTCTTCTTCTGCTGTAAATTGGATTCTTTCTCCATTTACCATTTTGTATCTTGCCATATTTTTCTCCTATTTATTGTTGTATACTAATTAAACCACTCCGTAAAGTGAGATTGTTCCAGCATCTATATTGCCTGATGACATTTTAAAGTCTATTTGTGTAATTGCTGATGTAGTGTTTATATAACCAGCAGTAAAATTATTGTGTGATGTTGTTCCATCTACATATCCACTAAAATTTGTCATAAAATGTTTCACGAACGTGTCGCTAGATGGATCGAATAAATGAAGTTTTCCTGAACAACTTTCATCACTTCCAGCACTTATTTGTTCTCCTATAACTTGATATGATGTTCCTTGTGCTTGATCTAAATTAGTTTTATAATCAAGACTTGCAGTTGAATCACTTTCCGTATGTTGAGCTCTAAATACTGTACTTGTTATAGTTTCATTAAATCCTGTTTGTCCTGAAGCATTTACTTGAAATGTAAAATTAGCAGTAGTAGATGGGTGAATATTGTTAAATGTAAATATGTATTCTTTGTAGGTGCTATCAATACCTGATGTGAAGCTAACATTAGCAGATGAGCTAGCAGTTTGTTTAGATATAAAAATTAAATTACCTAATGCTGTTATGCTACCTACTGCTGTTGCATCTTTTATTGCTCTGTTATTTAATTTTACTATGCTCATGATTTACTCAATCCATACATTTTGATGACACCGCTATCTGTGTTTCCTGCGTTCATTTTAAAATCAATTGCATTAACAGCATCAGTGGTATTACCATAACCAGCCACATAATGAGTTACAGTATAATCTAATCTATGAGCAGTATTGGTTACTGCAATAAAATGTTTAACAAACGTAGTGGAACTTGGTGAGAATAAAAATAAACTTCCACTACAAGTTTGGTCATTATCATTACCAATAGGTTGAGCAAGATGTTGATATGATGTTGATTGAGCCAAATCAGCACCTGTTGCATAAACTATACCAGCAGCTGAATCAGCTTCGTCATGATAAACGTCAACAGCATTTGATGTTTTAGTTACATTATAATTAGAACCACTATCTGTGCTTAAATTGAATTCAAATTGAGAATTATCAACAGCTGGGTGCATACTTATAAACTTAAATAAATAAGTATCATATGTGCTATCAATGTTAGAAGTAAAAGAAGATGAAGCTACTCCTGATGTAATAGTGTTTGTAGCAAGTAAAACTAATGAACCACTTGGTACGCTATCTAAAGCAGTAACAGCAGATATAGAATTGTTATTGTATTTAACTAATGCCATATAATTTTATAACTCCGCTATCACAGTTGCCTGAACTCATTTTAAATTGTACTGCATTAACTGCACTTGTTGTGTTGCCGTAACCAGCTACATAACCATCTAATGATTTGTTGTTTTCTTGCATTTGACCACCTCTTGCAATAAAATGTTTTACAAATGTTGTGTTGCTTGGGTCAAATAGATGTAAAAAACCTGAACCACTACTATCATTATCAGTTCCTAATGCTTGTAAAATAGGTTGAAAGTCTGTGCTTTGTGCTAAATCTTGTGAAGCAACATAACCAAAAGATGTTCCACTATCATCTTCATCATGTGATGCTCTAAACATTGTTGTTGTTTTGGTTACATTATAGTTACTTCCACCATCAACAGATAAATTAAATGTAAATTTAGCAGTATTAGTCGCTGGGTGAATATTATAAAACTTGAACACATACTCTTTATACGTACTGTCTATTCCACTTGTAAAAGATATTGTTGAACTGCTACTAGCT